AAAGCTGATGAATTGATAGAACTAAGAATAGTTGCGCTGTTGCGCTTCTTGAACTTCAGCGTAGCTGTCGCACCAGTTAGATCTACTGGCTCTCCAGTGTCATCTCGCGTCAATACTATCTTAACTTGCGAGCCGTTATCGCCTTGTACTAAATATAAAGTGTCCATAAATCACCTGCTAAGAATTAATGTATTATAGCATTTACGGATATTTCACTAATCCGACTTCTCTTTCTTTCTGTGTAAGCAAGCCATCATGAGCGTTTTTCAGGTTCTCTAGGAATTCATCGCCTCCATGAGACTTGATCGCCCAAGCAGCCACGGTATCTGCATTCAGGTTATCTACGTCAATAAACGTCTCGGCAGAGATGTTATCAGTATCTAGCAAGGCTTCTAAGCGCCCATTCACAGATACTCCATTGCGTGAGAATGTCGTCCTAAGCTGAACCTTGCCTACTACGTTAGCCAGGTTATTCTTCTCCGGGTATACATATAAGGCTAATATCTCATAGCTAATATCAATCATGCTGTCGCACCGTAAAAATCACTTAATGAAATAGTTCCAGATGTAGGAACGCCAGTATTTATATTAGTAACCGTAGTGGTCGTCTTCTGTCTTCTGATAGGAAACACGCTGACTATAATATCACCAAGGTCAATACCAGTATCTAATGCGCCGCTAGATCGAATGTAAGTCCATCCGTCCGTATGAGTATATGAACTCGTCGCATTAAAGGAGCTATCTGTAAACTGTACTAACTCTACGTCATTCCAGTATAGGTAATTAGTAAAAGGTGAGCTTTCATCTTGAACCCAACCATATAATGGGCTAACTAGGCTGTATTCATACGTTGTAGCGGTAGGCTCATAAGTGGTTGTAGTGGTCGTCTGCGTGGCAGGTACAAGTCCTCCTCCACGATAGAACTCGCTTAAAGAAGATGACCCAGAATCCCCGAACTCGACACGCAGATCATTAATGCTGATTGTGCCGCTAGTCGGAAGAGCCACGCTTCAGCTCCTCTATCTCGCCTTTTAGCTCCTTAATAGCCTCTACTAACAATCCTACAAGGTTTCCATAAGCCAGTGTTAGAGTGCCATCTTCGGCGCATCCTACAGCCTCTGGTAGTATCTTTAAGACATCCTGCGCGATTAGACCTGTCTGGCTTTCGCCTGTATCTATACGGTCAAACGTATATCCTGTAAGGCTGCTTACCTTATCCAGTGGGCTATTAATGACTTGTAGATTATCCTTGAGCTTGGCATCTGAATAAGCAGTGACGTTACCACCAGCAGTAATACTGCCGTTAGCAGTGACGTTACCACCAGCAGTAATACTGCCGTTAGCATTCACAGAAAAGTTAGGAGAACTGCTGCTAGCTCCTCCACGCAAGATATATCCTGGGCTAGACTCAAGACAAACATCTAACCAAAGATCTGCTGTTGCATAACTCCATGAATTACCAGCGTCTTGAGCGAAAGTAGCCGCAGCGCCTTTTGTTGAGCCAGAAAAAAAGCCTCTTGATGTGGTAGCGCCGCTACGATTCAGCGCCACTACACCTATTGCGTCACCAGAAAAGTTTGTATCGAAATATCCTGCGCTTTTATATGTTGTTCCAATTAGACTAATACCAGAAGCGCTAAACGCAAAAGCATAATTATTATAATATGACGTACTACTGCTTATGCTTTCCGCAAGCAAGCTATTAGTCTCTATCTTGCCTCCGTCAATAATGGTGACATTATTCTCTATGCCGTCCTCTATATTGGTAAACGTAACGAGACCATCAAAGTTTTGCCACTCAAATACTGCGCTTTTAGTAATGGTCTGAACGCCACCAAAACTAGATTCTGAGACAGCGTATCTTACCGCCCAGAATGACTTTCCTTCCTCTGGCGTAGGGACAGATACCGCAGTAGACCAGCCGCTAGAGATAGTTGAGAACTGACCAGTAATGAAATTAAAGCCACTTAGAGTTGGAGACGCAGGATCTAAATCGGTCGCTATAGAATAGTAGACATATCCACTTGCGCTTCTAGTTCCTGTTGCTCCGTCATCGCCATCCGTTCCATCCGCTCCATCCGTTCCATTTTGCGGGTCTGCCAAAGTAGTAGCAGACGCTCCAGAGCTAAATGCAGATTTATTGCCGCTGAAATCCACTGTCTTAAGATAGTAATATCTAGTCTGCAATTCAGGCAGACCGCCCTCAACAAACGTGTCACCTGATATCTCACCGATTAAAGTAGCTGAGCCAGAACCAGATGTATCCCCGCCATAGACTTCAACCTTAGCAAAATCCGTATCAGATGGATTAGTCCAAGTGACAGTATTATATCTGTAGCCAGCAGCCGCAGTGACGCTTGTAGCCACTCCCGGCGCTGTAGTATCGCCATTGACTGTAAACGTAGTGGTAGTAAACGCGCCCTTTACGTTCAAAGTATTGATCGCTCTGATACGAATCGTAACGCTAGTACCGACTTCCGCATTGTAGAACTCGTACTTAGGTACGCTAGTAAACAGGCTCTTAAACTCTGTGTCAGCCTGAGAGGTCAGCTTGTACTGTATCTCGTACTGATTAACCAGACGGTCGTATGCTGTGTCCCATTCGATCAGGCCAGTAGGTATCACAGTACCGTCAGAGCCTAGCGTAGTGGTCTCAGTAACCGTAATGTTAGACACCACGCCAACCGTAAACGGATCAGGTAGGTTGGTATCTGGGTACGCAGTCTGCTCTGTGCCTTCTTCCCATGTGTAGACTGTGGAGTCATACTCTAGCAGAGCCAGGGCTACTGTTCCGTCATCATTGAGTTGCATACCAATGACCTGGAACGGCTTTGCTACCCAGCCTGGAGTAGAGTGAGTAACAGATACTACGTCTGTTACCTCAAGCTGCAACGCCTCTGAAGTTGTAGTTAGGGCGCAGGTTATTGCGTTTCTGGAACGCAGCAAGATAACCCTAGCCAGGTCTCTAGCCTGGTAGTAGTTAGTTATAGTGTCTAGATCAATCTCTTCATGCAGCAGAACACCGCCATCCTCAGCAAGATAAGCTGTTTCCTCGGCAGAGTCAGCAGGAGGCCATATCGCAGTGTCAGGTTGCCAGTTGGCATCAGGATTAGGGAATTTAACCGTTACCCGGTTGAACTTCTCGTCCTTGCTTTCGCCTTGGATCTCAATCCCGCCAATGATCGTGTCATTAGTAAACGTGAATTCACTGCTACGCGAACCGTCAATCTTAAGTCGATACTTACCCTGAGAGTAAGGAAGGAAGCCACGGCATCCTAAAAGCAAAGTACCAAGGTTATCAAAGAGCGTTTTAGAAGTGTCTAAGACTACGTTGCAGGTGAATAGCTTGCCTGAACCGCCACCATCGTACAGAGTAACTGACTCATCGCAATCGTTAGCAGCGGCAGCTATTGCCACATCGTCAATGGCGCTAACTGGTAATCCCTTTCCGTATCGAGTGTTGGTGAGATAGTCACGAATACACAGAGCAGGGTTGTCAGACCAAACAGTAGTAGTTGTGCGTGGGTCATAAACCTTTTTACCTTTAACGACAGCAGTAATATCGGGGATGCCTGAGAACGCCTCTTCGTCCCACTTTAGCCTGACCCCAAGAAACGCCACGCCTCTAAGTCTATGCTCTGCCGTCCAGAACTCGTTAGCCTCTCGCAGCAACGCTGTATCAGGCATGGTTTGATTATCGCCGCCGAGATACACATCAATGCCTATCAACCCTGAATACTTAGGGTCAGTAATAGGCAAGTCATCAATGATGAAATCTGTGATGCTTTCTACTTCGCCCTCAGCCATAACCAATGCGATGTAAAGATATTCATTCGTTGGAGTAGGGCTTACATCATCATAGCTATCAGTGTCAGGATGATAGCCAGCATACCAGTTTGTAGACCCGCCTACGGTCTTATATGTACCGTCAGTAGATACGAATACACGAACACCGCCGACCCTGCGCTCGCCATAGATAACAGGTATCTGCTCGATGTTACTTTCTTTGTTAACCAGTACACCGCGCTGCTCATCATTCGCCTTCTTGGCTGCTTTCTGAGCCTTGCGAGCTTGTACATAAGATACCGCGCCACTTGCAACAGCAAAGATTGCAGCTAAAATAGGCCACATTATGATTTACCCCACTTAATTTCTTTATTTGTCTCTGAGGCAAACTCAAAACCTTTATCTCCAGGGAAATAAAGCTGTTGCGTATTATTGTTTGTTTTCCTTCCGTTACGAAGTTGGAAATCCTTCCAGTGACTTGCGATTTCTACAGAAACAGCGCTGTCATTTTGGCTATCTACGATAGAGTAAGATGTAATCCTGCCATCAAAAACTAATATTGGAGAACCAATAACGGTGTCAGAATTTGTTAATACTGCTTTCCATATTCTAGTTCTAACGTCAATATAATCATTAGTTAAGAATAGCGATACAAACGTCTGGCTAACACCGGAGAATCTCAGCGTAGAAGAGTTGACCTGAAGCTCTGAGCTTTCGGTAAATTGATCAATCTCTAGTAAATCAGAGCTGCTATCAAAAGTAGTACTAAGAGCCACAACATCACGCGCCCAATTAGTAATCTTGATTGGCGTGTCAAAATCCATCTGTACTAAATTGGCAATATTGAGATTATCGCTATTCAGCGCAGTAATCGTTGCCGAATCGATCTCTCTGCTCATATTGCCTCAATAAAGTCTACTTCGTAGCTATAGGATAGGTCGGTAGCAATACCGTATTCTTGGACATCGTTATTCAAGCGTACCGTAAAAGGTACGTCATCATAGGTCACAGTCTCGTTATCCGATATCGCAGATACAAGAGCTGGCTGGAAACTCAAGCTTCCGCTACCACTGCGATCTGCTGTAGCCATGTAGACCTTAGTGTGATTAGCAAACTTAAATACGTCACCCGCCTTCAGAGTGCCTGTAAAGCCGTCTACGGCGATTGAAGTATCACCTATGCTACCAGCCGCAGAAGATAACATCGTTCCTGAGACGCTCCCAGAGGAGCTAGAAATCTCTGGCAATACGATGGTAAAGGTCTCAGCCATCCCGCGCTGCGCCATAATGAACCCCATGACAGGAGAAAACTCACCTCTAGTCATAGGAGGGTAAGCGGCTGTAAATGTAAACCGCTGACCGCCGATATTCCTTACCTGAGTGCGACCAGAGATTGTCTGGCTGCTCAGATTAAAGAACTCGCTGCGGAAGTTTGCAGAGGTGAAAACAGGACTTGTCGGGTAAGTTCCACTCATACTATTGACGCTCGGCCTCTATTGTTTACGGCCTGGTTGATTATACTGACTAATTGACCCCGGCGCTTGTACAGCAGCTCATCGAAGCCTTTGGTGTCCACTGCGTTGATATTTACAGTGACGTTCATTCCAGAGCCTTGACCCTTTGTATGGTCAATAACGGTTTCGTTTGGATGTAATATGGCAGCAAAGCCACCCTTGCCGTCTACGCCGCCACTACGCGAACCCATACCAGTAAAACCGCCGCCTTCAAACGAGCCTATTGTTTGTCCAGCCATTGCAGCAACGCTAGCATAACCCATAGCCTTTACCATTCCAGATAAGGCAATATTGGCAGGAGTATAAGGCTGCATACCTAAAGCAGCAGTAGCCGCAGCATTAGTATTAACTATCGCATTAGCAATTTGAACCCCCTGATTAACTAAGAAAGCCGCTTTCTGAGCTTTAGAACCATCCTCAAAAGCAGATTCCATTTGACTAGCAGCTTGACCGATAAAGTTCACTGACTCCATCCTGGTCTTCATGTCTTGTTCAGCATACTTTGCTAGATTATCTGCTCTTTGACGAGCAAGATTAATAATGCTTGCTGTGTATTCTTCGTCACTAATAATATCGTCATCACGATACTTATTCAGCTCATCTAGCTGTTCGCGATATTTAGTAAGGTACTGGTCTCTAGCTGTGCCTGTCTTGCCTAGAATATCAGTCATGAGTTTCTCAGCATCTTCCTGCTGTTTCATAACCTCTAAGCGTTCTTGCAGAATGTCTATCTCGCGCAACTGAGTCTCATTAGCTCCCTGCAAGGCAGCATCACGCAATGCAATAACACGCTCGCTCATTCCATAAGCAGCAACTTCTCTTCGCATTTCCTCAATAGTTTCTTTAAGAGCGTCTCTAAAGCCTTCTTGTTCTTCAGTATTATTCTTCAATGCTCCATCAAGGTCGCCAAGAGCATCTTGAATTGCTGTAGTGAAGCGAGCAGCTTCTTCTGCGTCCATGGCAAATTTGCCAGCAGCAGCAGCTATCTTAATAAACTCTTCTGAAGCATTGCCAGTATTAGAAAGGTCAGACAACAAGCTTACTAATGCAGTTGCAGCTCCTTCTGTTCCGTTTTGAACTGCTATAGTGGCCTGGCGTAGTTCGAGCGCTTGTTCCGCAGTCACGCCCATTTCAGAAGCAAATCTCTTTAGTATTACCTCATTACCACGAACTGCGTTACCAGTTTTAGCCTGAACGAATAAGAACTCTTCAATCTCGTTCTTTAAGCCAGATTGAGCTGCTTGAGTAGCTTCCATGGCAGCAATGAGCTTAGACTGAAGAACTATCTCTGCGTAGTCTCTGCTAGATTTAGCTAACTCTTCAAAACCCTCAGTTAAGGTATATACTCCTTGACTGTTTACGGTCATTAAAGTGTCATTAAGATCTTTGAATATTTTCTCTAGCTTCTTCCCTTCTTGACCCATTTCAAAGAGCTTGGGAATCATAGTGGTCGCAATCAATGCGCCAATAGATATGATCGCACCAGCAACAATACCGCCAGTACCAAACACAGATGCGATTTGAGAACCCTGCTGACCTAGGATAAGACCCAGGTTCTGACCGCCTTGGATCTGGACTGCAACGTCTTGGATTTGGTAACCGAGTTGGCCTATACCGCCACGAGCCATACGGCTGGTTCGGTTAGCTTCTTTGTAGTTGCCGTTGGAATTACGAGTGACTTTGTTGGCTTGCTGAGCAATCTTGTCGTATTG